TCAGGCCCATTTGAATATCGTGGTTGCATACTTCGTATTTTTTAGGATCAAGTATTCCTGCGATATCAGGGATGACAAACTTTGCTTGAGTAGTATAATCAGAAATAAGAACACGCCCTACAGACTCATTCTCGAATAGCTTCTGCATAGCCAAAAGGTTCTTTTGGTTTACTCCACCTTTTTCCGGCTCTGCTCCCATGGTAACAAGAAGAATAGATTGATTCGTGGTTCTAGTAAGAGCCATGTCCATCTTCTTCATTTCCGCTTTCCAGTTGATGTCTTCTAAAACCGGATAACCCATTGGAACTCCAAAAGGCTCATAATCTTGCTTCTTATAAAATACTGCTCGTACTTTATTTGGGTCTAGCGGCATTGTTAAGATAGCGTTATTACCTCTACCTTGTTGCTTTAATTGTTTTAAAGCTTGTTCTGGTAAGGCTTCTAGTATCTCTTTGTCTTCGTCTGTTTGAGGGTCTTTAAGCCTCATAATTTCATAAGGATTTAAAACTTTATAAAATTTACTAGCAGAGAAAGAAATGTTACCACTAACCTGTATATCTGCAGGGTTAAGTATTGCATACCTTACTGGAACAGGAACGCCGTTCAAAGAAGAATTAGCATAAGTTTGATTTAGTTTCTTAATATCATCTCTATTTAAGTTTTTCTCAAACTTGTACAAGAATACATTACCAGACCTATAATATTCTCTAAAAAATCTATCAAGTAAACTTTTAAGATTAATCTTCTTAAAGAATGCAGAAAAGAAATCTCTAGACTTTTTACTGCCCCCAGTTAGATAAATATCGTTAACCGAAAGCTCTGTCATTAGATCTATAGTATTTCTAAAAACAGAAAAATTGTAATAAGCTTTTTGACATAGAATAACAGTATCTCTTACGTCAAGGTTATTGCTGGATTTACCATAGGCTCCTAAAGAGTAATTGAAAGGAACCATGCCCTCTTCAATGTTGGTAAATCTGTTTGTTCTCGTTATGCTACCCGCAGCATTTCTTCTGGAACCACTTCTGTTTGTACTCGAGCCTGTCGAGTAAGAAGCCGAAGATGTCATCAAAGGAGTACCCGCGTCTTCAGTTTTAGTCTTTTTTCTTGAAGAAGCTTTCTTTTCTATGGAAGATTCACCCCCATTAGCGTTCGTATTTTTAGAATTTTTAGCAGCCATAACTTAGGTTATATTACACTGATGAATAAAAAAAGTCTAAAATTTAAAAAAAGTTAAAAAAATATTCTTAAATGTGGCTTTATAACATCCGAGGAACAAAAGTCTCAGAATGATCCTCTAAATTAACCTCCATCATGTCATAATATGACTTTAAAGCCCAGTTTGCTAACATTAAAGTGGTATAATTATCCTTTCTGGCTCTAGTGGCTGCAGTGCTTCTTTTCAGATGGTGAGGTAAATCGAATGTTTGAGTGCCTCTAGCTGTGGTTTTCACCTCAACCAGCGCACACTGCTTTTTAGTCTGGTAAATTAAATCGTCTTGAGTTTCAATGAATGACCCTACATTTTCTTCTGGTGTTAGACTTGTGTCTATTTTTTTGCTTGTAGTGGCTGTAAATACATCTCCGTGAGCAGAGGTCTTAGAAGCAAACCAAATCTTTCTATGATCAATACAGGCTTGAAGATGCTCATTCGCTTTCCTGATAAATTCTGAAGTAAATACCTGTTTGAAGCATATTGCACCGTTTTGTTTGTTATAAACTCTTCTAGCTCTTTTAAGTTCTTGGTTATAGGCAACTCCATCTTTTTCGCTGTTAAAGTCAAAGAATTTAAGATTGATACCATCTTTTAGGAATAACTCAGACTCATTAGCACTATCAATAAACTGATAACCAGCATTATCAATACAAATCATCTCAATGTCAAAATTCTTAAGAATATAATATAGATATTTGATGTGATCTTTTAAGTCTCCACCAGCAACAGCGTATCCATGAACCAAAGTACCCTCTTTTCTTTCGTCGTCCATTTCCAAAACAGACATAGCAAAATAGTCAGAACTTGGACTGTTAGAGAACGATGGGTCAATCCCTAACATATATTTTTTATCTTTGACCCCCTTTAGTAAGGTCGTTGGTTTTTCTCCATCTGGAATAGTACATTCATACATTTTTTTTGCACTAAAGTAAGAGTCACTACCATCAGTAAACTGAGCGCAATATTCCCGTTGGAAGCTAGAGTGACTTTGACCACCGTTTTGAGCTTCTTCGATAATTGTAGTATCAATCATTTCATCAGGTAAAGCTTCATAACCCATTTGGGATATAAAGTAATCAGCATCTAATTCATCATTTGAATAAATTTTTTCTGTCCACTCTTTGTACGTTTTATATAAATTCTCGAATGTATAACTAGCAGAAGATAAAGCTATCATTTTGGAATCGTTTGTAAATTCCATCCTGTCAGACTCTTTCATTTCTCCAGATTCGATTAGCTTGTTTTCTATCTCTCTAATCTCAATACGCTCTTTCATGTTTTGAGGAGCCACCAAGAAAGGCATTAAAACTGTTTTTACGATGTCCTCACTAAGAAGTAGAAACTCGTCAAGCAATAATACATTAGCGCGAAAACCACGAATTTTTTCTCCACTTAAAGGTATGGCTGTTATAGTTCCGCCGTTTATTTGCCATTCGTATTGGTCATTTCTTTTAGAAGGCGGGATATGAAAAGCTTGTCTCAACAGCTCGGCCCCTTTAGAGTTAACTAATTTTTCTAAATTCGTAAAAATATTTCTTGCGGTTCTGAATGTAGGACCAGCAATCATAATTTTAGTTCCGGGCTCGAAAATGCATTGCAGGAAACAGTACACTGCAGCTATGAAAGATTTACCACAACCACGACCCCAGACACACATACTAAAGTTTCTATTAAATAAACCCTTCAAGGTTATCTCTTGAAAGGGGGCTAATTTAATTCCTGACAAAAGCTCTGTGGTGAAGCCTAGGTTAGCTTTTAGAAACTTTACGAGAGTAATCTTTGCTTCTCTTTCACCCAAATCACCCTTGAGTTTCATAAGCTCTTGATTTACATCATCGATCTCTTTGAGATATTTTTCTGGAGCGTACCACATGTTAGTCTAAATATGCAATAAGGATGATGAACAAGATAATTAGTAAAGCCTGCTCGTAGGTTAGTACTATATGGCCTCTCATAACAATTTTAAATCGTAAGCATATTGTAGATCAATTTCCTTGTACTTACAATCGCTAAAAAATATCCTTTTCATAACTCTGACTGATTCTACTCTATCTTTCACAAATAAGAATTG